GCAGTCTGACAAGTATTACCAGTACGACCGTGCGAACATGAACCGCACTGGTGATGTCAAGAAGCTGGCACCTCGTACCGAAGTAGAGCGTATCGGCATGACCATCTCTAACGACAGCTACTTTGCTGACGTGTATGGTCTGGGTATGGACTTCGATGAGCAGACCCTTGCTAACGAAGACACCGCTCTGGACATTCGTTCTGCCGGAGCGCAGACGCTTGCTATGCGTCTGATGATCCACCGTGAGAAGCAGTTCGCTACGAATTTCTTCTCTGCTGGTGTATGGACGAGCCAAGACCTTTTCTCTGGTCGTTCCATTACCGAGTGGGATGAGGCTAACTCTACCCCAATCAAGAACATCACTGATGCGTCTCGTACCATCCAGCTTCAGTCTGGCGGTTTCCGCCCGAACACTCTGGTAGTTGGCCGTAAGGTACACGACTCTCTCGTTAGCAACGCAGACATCCTTGCTCGCCTGAATGGTGGTGCTACGGTTACCAACACTGCTTTGGTTACCAAGGCGAAGCTGGCAGAAATCTTTGAGGTAGAAAACTACTACGTCATGGAAGCTGTCCAGAACGACACTGTTGAAGGCGCTACTGAAGTGAATAGCTTCATCGGTGGTCGTCACGCTATGCTTTGCTACACTCCGGGTAACGCTGGTCTGATGACCCCTGCGTCTGGTCTGACCTTCGCATGGAACAGCATTCCGGGTGCTAACAACCTCGGTATCACCGTTGAGTCCTTCTCTGACGACGCTCTTAAGCGTCAGCAGATCGCTGAGATGATTCAGGTGAAGATGTCCTACGACATGAAGATGGTTGGCCCAGACTTGGGTTACTTCTTCGAGAACATCGTAGCCGCCGACGCATAAGGAACTAGAGTATGACACCCGACTACTCTAAGTTACCTTTTCAACTAAGCTGGATTCAACTCGTTAAACAAGAGTTTAAGGGGTATGGAACCGAATGGAAGCGAGGGGATGTCTTTGACTGGCAACAGCGAAACATCCCTTGGCAAGACGTTATGTCTCTGTTCAACCGGGGTCTCCTCATGCAGGAGGCTCCGACTGAGACCAACCAGAAAAAGGTTGTTGGAGACGGTCTTGATGAATTAGGCCCCGAAGAGCTTAAGATTATCGTAGACAGCATTAACGCTAAGGTCAAGCAATTTACAAAGACTGAGCGTGAATACAACACAAAGAAGTGTAAGGCTTCTACGATCACGAAGAAACAACGTGGTCATATCCGTACATGGCGTAACAGCCCTTGGTCAGATTGGGAGCAAGCATAATGTCAGACTTTACCTACGATCCAGACGATCTTGGTACTACTACAGCCTCTGGCCGTAGGAATGCTGTACGCTTCCTCGTAGGTGATACTGACCCTTTAGATGTTCAAGCTAGGGATGAAGAAGTTGATTTCGCTCTTGCTCAATCTTCTGACAATATTCACAGCGCCTCTGCGTATGTTTGCCGAACTATTGCAGCTAAGTATGCTCGTCGTGTTGACACTGACTTGGATGGCGCTCTCCGGGCTAGTTATTCTGACCTTTACGCCCATTATATTTCTCTTGCTGATTCCCTTGAAGCTGAAGCAAAAAAGCAAAACGGCCTCGGTATCAAAGCCGGGGGCATCAGTAAGGCATCTATCTCTGTGGTAAGGCAGGACACTGATCGTGTCGTACCGTCCTTCCGTAGAGATCGTTTCCGCAATCCACCGAACTACGATGGGTCTGCGGATTACGAGTGAGGAATAGTCCATGTCTTTTAATGCTAGTGACGTTCTGAGGTTGGTTCAAGACTTTGGCGAACCCCTTACACTCCGCAAAGTCACCAAAACAGGTTCCTACGACACTTCTTCCGGCACTGTGTCTGGAAGCGAGACCTTGGACTATTCCTTTACGGGATACTTCTATAACCTAGCAGAGGGTACATTTGACCTCAATAAGACTAGGAAGGGCAGTCGGGTTTGCGTTATAGCCGCTAAGGGTCTGTCAGTTACCCCTGATGATGAGGACCAAATTCTAGGCTATGGCGACCCGGTCAATATTCAGACCGTTAGGACCATTCGTAGTAATGGTCAACCCGTCTGTTACCTTTGTGAGGTGTACGAATAGTGGACTTTGAAGTTAGGGTAACAAGCAGCTTACAGCGTAAGCTAGACCTTATCAATGAAACTATAGACGAAGCAGTAGAGAATAAGCTAACTGATGTAGCTTTTGATATTGTCAGACTGTCTCCTGTAGACACAGGTGCCTTTGTCAACTCTTGGAGCTTTAAGGACAATCCCGGTGGAGGTCGAGCGCAGTCTTCTTCTGGAAAGCCCAAAGGCCAAAGCAAAGAAAATGAGCGTGGCTTTGCGCTAAACAATCTGGCTAATGACATTAGGTTGGCTTTTGATAAGGGAAGCAAAGGCGGCCCTTCAAGGTCTCAGCTAACAATAACCGCTGGAGCTTACTACTTTTTGAATGGCGCACCTCATGCTGGCAAGGTAGATTTGAAATACGGCATTGAGGCACAGATTGGGGACATTTATGGCTAGCATCTATCGTGACATTCGAGCAGCCCTAGAGACTAAGTTAAAAGCTGTATCAGGTCTCCCTTCTATCTCTTACGAGAACTCTAGCTACGACAGGAAGAATGGCACTTCCTACGTAGAGACCAGCTTCTTACCCACCCTGCGCAGACCCGCTGTACGTGGATTAAGCCCCCAACAAAGATACCAAGGGGTTTTTCGTGTTGTATGTTATGCACCAGAAGGCACAGGCCCCGGTGCAGCAGATGAGTTGGCTGACAAAGTATTAAATGCTTTCGAGGCAACCACTGATGCTTCTTACCTCAATAACAGTGGCGAGAACATCATTGTGTCTATCGACTATGCCGAACGAGAAGGTGGCGGGTTAGACACTCCGTTTTATTATGTCCCGGTGAACATCGGGTTCTATATTTATAACTAAGGAGGAAGCAAATGGCTTTCGCACAAGGTTCTCGTTCACAGTTGGCAGTTGGTGTTCAGAGCGATTTTACGACGACTGCTACCAGCTTCACTAACCTCCCATTTTCCACTCACTCCCTGAACCTCGCTAAAGAGCGTCTGGCTGGGACGGACATTCAGTCCCACCGTATGCCCACGGTAGACCGCCACGGCGCTCGTTCTGTAGGTGGTGACATTGTAGCAGACCTTCGCCACGATGAGTTTGATGTACTCATGGAATCTGCTCTCATGTCGGACAGCACTTTCGACACTGGCTTTACCGCTGGCGATGGCTCCACTACCGTAACCAATGCTGCTATCCTTGGCACTACGCCAAAGTTCCTCTCTATTGAGGATTATGCAGCCGACGTTGACCAAGCTCGTTTGTTTACTGGCTGTACTGTCAACACAATGGCTGTGTCTCTGGCCCCTAACCAGATGGTCACTTCGACCTTTGGTATTGTAGGCCGTGATATGTCCATTTCTCAGACGCAAAAGACTGTCACTGCTTCGGCAGACAACCAGCCCTTTGATTCCTACTCTGGTAGCATCAAGCTGGGTGATAAAGGCTCTCTCGGCTCTGAGCTTACGATTATTACTGCGGTAGACTTCACCCTGACCAACGGCTTTGCTCCGACTATGGTTGTAGGTGAGACCTCTGCTTCTGACCTTGAATTTGGTACGGCTTCTCTGGAAGGCACGATCACTGCGTACTTTGAAGATGCTACAATGATTAACCGTTTCTTGGGTGAGACGGAATCTGCCCTTGAGGTTGTAGTTGGTGACCCTGAGACTGTAGCACGTACTCTGACCTTTACGTTCCCACGTATCAAGATTAACTCTGCCGATGTTGGTGTAGATGGTCCTACATCCCGTCTGGTAAACATGTCGTTTGTTGCTCTTCGTGATGACACCGACCTTAGCTCCAGCACCACTGATACAAACACGCTGATTAAGATTACCAAGTCTGTAGCGTAAGAAATCCCTTGGCCGAGGGGAGAGAGGTGAGCTTGTCGGGTGGCTCCCTCTCTCATTCATTTCCCACCCGACCCCATGAAGGAACCCGACAATGGACTTGAAAAATCTTACCCCGACTTCTGACACAATCGAAGTTATTCTGGTACACCCAAATACCCTAGAGCCTCTGATGAATGAGGGCCTCGCCAAAGACCGGGAAATGACCATTACCCTCTATGCACCACACTCCAAGGAGTACAAGAAGCTGGTGCATGAGCAGACGGACAAGCGACTGTCACAAATGCAGAAGAGCAAGAAAGTGCAAATCTCTGCTGCTGACCTAGAGCGCTCCTCTATTGATATTCTAGCCAAGGCTACAAAGGAATGGGACATCACCTACGATGGAGAAAGCCCCAAGCTGACTGTACCAAAGGCACGAGAAATCTACACAGAGTATTTCTGGATTAAAGACCAGCTTGAAGAGGCGATTAACGACACTCTGGATTTTACCAAAGCCTAGTTGACGAATTGGTCGAGTATGCTGAATGGAGCTTCGACCTATCCACTAGTCAAGATCAGGCAACAAAACTAGAACATTTAGAGCAAGTAGAAAGGCAGACAGGACGTACTCCAAAGGAATTAGAAGGCCCCGACTTCCCATTTTCCATCGAGTATCTCTGGTCTGCCTTTATTAGTTTGTCCTCTGCTAGGACATCAGGCTTCAGTGGCCCTAACCCGATAACATACCAAGAAATTAAAGCATGGAAGGAACTAACTCAGACGCCCTTATCTGCCAGAGACGTAGAAGCAGTGAAGAGGCTTGACTTAGTTTACATGAGGGTTATGAATGGCTGACATTAAGATCACCGTAGACTCCAGCCAAATAAGACAGGCTAAGGCAGATACTCAAGCCTTAGAGGGCGCTACCACTCGCTTTGACAAAAAGCTGGACCCTCTTCTCAAGAAAGAGAAGGCGTTCGCTACTGCTGTAAAGCAAGTCAACGATGCTATGCGTTTGGGTGTAGCTACACAGAAACAAGCTATTGCTGAAATTGAGCGGTTAGGCAAGGCCTACGGACAAACTCAGGCTCAGATTGACCGTACTACGGCATCTATGACTGGTATTCGTAAGAACACCAATCGTATGAATGCTACCATCCAGAATGCTGGTTATCAGTTTGGTGACTTCTTTGTTCAGGTGCAATCTGGTCAGAACGCTCTGGTAGCTTTCTCGCAACAAGGCGCTCAATTAGCTGGCTTGCTGCCGGGTGTAGCTGGTGCCGTTACTGGTGTGGCAGTTGTTGTCGGCTCTATGCTTGCACGATCTTTGATGGAAAGCTCCGGGCTGTTTAAGTCTTTTAGGGAAGAAATAGAGGAAACCGGAGAGGCTTTAGAAAGTCTAAGAGACAGACAAGAAAAGCTCGCTTATGCTTTGCAAAACGACCTCGGCCCAGAGATAGTAAGGTTCTCTGAAGTCGCCCTTAAACGAGCAATAGCAGAGGGTACTAAGGAGGCTAATGATGCTTTACAAAGTCTGACAAAGACTGTAGAAGATCAGGCCGCTAAGTTGGAGAGACGGAAAAACTTAGCATACACTCTTTTTGGTTTTCAAGGAGACTCGTCTACAAGCAATGAGCTTTTGTCTGGCCTAGAAAGGGCCACAGAGCTTATGCAGCGAATTTCTGGCATCGACCCAACCAATGTTGAAGACTTGCGTGTTGCTATTGATGCTATAACTCAAATCTTAGAGGGAGAGTTTGGGCCACAGCTTAAGCTCTCGGAAAGCGCTCTTAACGATCTGACTGGGCTTAATGACAAACTTACAGCGCAGTATACAGCCTTAGTAGAGTCTGCAAGGGAACAGAACGAAGAGTTAGAGGGGCAAGAAGAATCTGTCTCCAACATCGTAGTTCACTCAAGAGAATTAGTTCAGCTTTTTGGGCAACTACAGTCTCTCTCAGCAGGTATTGACGAGGCCTTTAAGCGCACTGCAATCCAAGCCTCTTTGATAGGTCAAGGGGTTGGTAAAGCGCTGGCAGGACAGATGGCCTCCATGCGCATGAGAATCTCAGAAGAGCGTGCTAAACTTGTTGAGCTTGTGGGTCCACGGTTTGCTGACGAACTACTTAAAGGTCGCTCTGGCCAGTTGGCTCAGTATGAGGCAATGTTAGCACAGATCAATGCGCCTACTCCAAGCACCGGAGGTAGAGGTGGAGGTGGGGTTAAGCCAGAGGACCAAGGCGAAAAGTTAGCCCAAGCCTATGCCAAATTCCAAGACAAACTGAACGGGGTACTTCTTACCCGAAGACAAGAAATCTTACTTAATCGTGAGATTGTAGACCTCTCCAAAGAAGAACAAGATTTGGTAAAAGCTCTTGGTGTTACTAGAGAGCAACTGACCGATGTTCAGAAACGCTCTTACGACGAAATCTTAGAGCTTCGTCGTCAGGACATTGCTCTTATGAAAAAGCAACAAGCAGAAGAAGAGCGCCTAGCTAAGGCTAAAGAAAAGGTCCAAGCTGTGGCAAGCACCTTAGCTAACGAGACTGTAGGCGCACTGAAGAGTATTGTAAACGGCACTAAGACTGCCAGCCAAGCCTTCCGAGATATGGCTCTTAATATCATCCAACAGATCATGGACATCCTTATCTGGCAACCCTTAATCCAGAGCCTTACTAACTCTATCTCTGGTGCTATTTCTGGCTCTGCTGGTGGTGGTGGGACCGTTGGCGGTATTGTAAGCTCCATCTTTGGTTTCCAGAAGGGCGGAGCATTTAGTGCAGGTAATGTAGTACCATTTGCCAATGGTGGCATTGTAGGCTCCCCTACTTACTTCGGTATGTCCGGTGGTCGAACTGGTCTCATGGGTGAAGCTGGTCCTGAAGCTATCATGCCACTGAAGCGAGGCCCTAATGGTAAGCTAGGTGTAGAGGGCGGTGGCAACGTAACAGTCAACCAGACCTTCCAGTTTGCAGCTAACGGTGACGAGTCAGTCAAGCGAATTATCGCAGAGGCTGCACCAAAGATTGCCAAGATGACTGAAGTGCAGATTATTAATTCCCGTCAGAGAGGCGGACAGATGCGAAGGGCCTTTGGCTAATGGCTATCACTTACCCACTTTCCCTTCCCACCAGTATTGGTATAGCAGAGGTAGAGCTTAGAGCAAACAGTGCTACCGGGGTTAGTGTTTCCCCTTTTACTTTTGCCTCTCAGGTTCAGCGACATCAAGGGCAGAGGTGGGAAGCCTCTATTTCTATCCCCCCGGTCAGAAAAGATTTAGCAGAGCCTTGGGTTGCATTTTTCCTGAAGCTGCAAACCCACAACAACGGCACTTCTGATGAGGTAGGCACCTTTCTACTGGGAGACCCTAACATGGCTACTCCACAGGGGTCTGCTGCTTCTACTCCCGGCACTCCTCTGGTCAATGGCGCACTTTCCACCGGGGACTATGAGATTGCTATAGATGGCCTTCCTGCCTCTACTACAAACTATCTTAAGGCTGGAGACTATATTCAGCTAGGAACTGCTGGCACCTCCACTCTGTATAAGGTCTTGGACGATGTAGACTCCAATGCCAGTGGAGAGGCTACTGTTACCGTTTGGCCTAGTGTCCGAAGGACTGTGGCAAATGACGAAGCTGTTGTGGTCAGCAATGCCAAGGGCAAGTTTCGTTTAGCATCAAATATTAGCTCTTGGTCAATCAATAATTCAAGCGTGTACGGTATTTCCTTTGACGCTGTAGAGGTTATATAATGGCAACCATTACTCATAAAAGAGGCGACTCTCTAGAGCTTGAATGTAAGCTGGTCAAGGATGATGTCGCCATTGATATTACGAACTTTACGATTACCAGTCAGCTTAGGGACTCTACCGACACCCTGATTACTGACAGCAACTTCGATGGTAGCTTTACTGTTACTAAAACCAGCCCGACTACTGGTGTATTCAAGATCACTGCCACAGCAACTGAGACTTCTGAATGGCCTCTTCGTAAGGCTATCTGTGATGTTCAGTTCGTAGAGGCAGACGGAGATACCACCTCTTCTGAGACATTCAACATAGATATTGTTCGGGACGTGACGAGGTAACAATGGCTAAATACGAACTAATAATCACTGATACCAACTCACAGGTATCTATCCTCGCCAAAGGGGACCAAGGCCCACAAGGGGAGATTGGACCACAGGGTCCAGCCGGGGCAGGTAGTCTGGTTGGCCTAGACGATGTAGACAGCACTTCTACAGCAGGTCAGGCTCTTATTGCTGATGGTGATGGCACTTTCAGCTTTTCCACTATTGGGGGTGTAGCTGAGACCCTTGACAGTGTTACTGGACGAAACAACACCACGACTAACAGTATTTCTGTTGGTGGTGTAACTGCTACGTCTCTTAACACTCACACTATTCCTAGCGGAACTGGTACTCTCGCTAAGACTTCCGATATTCCCACAAATAACAACCAGCTTACCAATGGTGCAGGGTACCTCACTGATTACACAGTTACACAGTCTGATGTAACCACACACCAAGCTGCACTGTCTATCACAGAAAGCCAGATCAGCGATCTGCAAAACTATCTTACCTCTGAGTCTGACACTCTGGATGATGTAACAGGTCGAGGTAGCAGCACCACTAACGGGGTTACTGTAGGGTCTTTGAACACCCACACTATTCCAAGTGGTACGGGTACTCTTGCTCTTACGTCTGACCTTCCTACGAACAACAATCAGCTTACTAACGGTGCTGGTTATCTTACAGACTACACGGTAACTGAAGCTGATGTAACTGCCCACCAAGCGGCTCTGTCTATCACAGAGAGTCAAATCTCTGACTTGGGTACTTACCTCACTGCTGAGACTAACGACCTTACCTCTGCTGTGACTTGGGCTAACGTACCTGATGCTAACATTACCCAAAGCTCTGTCACTCAGCACCAAGCAGCACTTAGCGTTACGGAAAGCCAGATCAGTGATCTTGGCACCTATATTCCTGCCTCTGAGAAGGGTGCAGCTAGTGGTGTGGCTACTCTGGACGGTAGCGGCCTTGTCCCTACCAGTCAGCTTCCTAGCTATGTAGATGACGTACTAGAGTACACCAACTATGCTGGTTTCCCCGGCACTGGCGAGACTGGCAAGATTTATGTAGACCTTGCTACAGGTGACATCTACCGTTGGTCTGGTTCTGCCTACGTACAGATTAATGATGCAGTATCCTCTGCTGACCAAGCCACAAAACTTGCTACACCACGTACCATTGCGGTTGATGGGGATGTTGTTGGCTCTACGACCTTTGACGGTTCAGCAGACGTAACAATCACTGCTACTGTTCAGGATGACAGCCACAACCATATTATCAGCAACGTAGACGGTCTTCAGTCGGCTCTGGATGCTAAGGTCAACACTGCTGATCTTGTTAATACAGATGACCTGACTGACTCTACGTCTACCACGAACTTCTACTTCACTGACACCCGTGCTAGAGGTGCAATTACCCTTTCGTCTAGCAACACTAACGAACTGAGCTACAATCAGTCTTCTGGTGAGTTTAGCTACACCAGCCCTAGCACAGTAAGCCAGAGTACAGCAGTAACCCTTGAGGTACGCAACACTACTGGTAGCACGATTGCTAAGGGTGTTCCTGTATATATTGCTGGCCACAGTGGACAGAAGGTTCTTGTAGCCCCTGCTGACGCTGACGACTCTAATAAGATGCCAGCTATCGGCTTGGCTAGTAGCGCTATTAACAACAACGATGATGGTACTGTAACTAGCTTTGGTCTTGTAGCTGCAATCAACACAAGCTCCTTCTCCGTAGGTGACACTCTCTACATTGATACTACTCCGGGCGGTACTAGCTTCGGTGGTCTGACTAACTCTGCCCCTACAGGCGAAAGCTCTGCTATCCAGAACATTGGTAAGGTAGCACGGTCTGACGCTTCTCAGGGGGAGATTATCGTCAGTGGTCCCGGTCGCTCTAATGCCACACCGAACCTTGACGATGGTAAGGTCTTCATCGGTAACTCTAGCAACCAAGCTGTTGCAAGTTCCCTTAGCACTGAAGTCTCTTCTATTGTTAGCGGCCTTAGCCTGAATGCCAGTAACATTGGCTCTGGTACTCTGAACTCTGACCGACTGCCAGACTTGTTGGTATCTG